CGGAATCTAAAAATTATTCACTTCCATACAAAATCTATTATAGCAATCTAACTACAGATGCTCGTGAAGAAGTAGAGTGCCTAGCAGAAAACATTTACTTTGAATCCGCAATGGAACCAAAAGAAGGTAAACTTGCTGTAGCGTTTGTTACCATGAATCGCTTGAAGAGCGGTAAGTTTGCAGACAGTATTTGTGGTGTTGTAAAACAGAAAATTCAAAATGTATGCCAGTTTTCATGGTGGTGTGAAGACAAGCCAAAGGCAATGTCTGTGAACAAGGTCTTGACAAACAGCGACAATAAGTTGTATAATGCTATTCGTGATATCGCTTTGTTCGTTTATATGAACCATGAAAAGGTAGATGATCCGTCTAATGGTGCGATGTTCTATCATGCTGACTATGTTAACCCTCGTTGGCCAAATATGATCAGAACAAACATTATAGGCAGACATATCTTTTACAACCGTAAGTTTTATGAAAAAGGAGAATTAGTATGAAAGAAGATTTGACATTTCCAATATGCATTACCCTGATGGTGTTATCGTTTATTTTCTGTGTTGGATATTACCATGTCAACGATAGAAAATTGATGGCACAAAACATCGATAACGCAATCGCAAAAGGTGTTGATCCACTTTCTGTTCGTTGTTCGTATGCCAATGAGCGCGATGTAATTTGTGTTGCGTTTGCTGCTTCACAAAATAACAATATCGTACCTTCTAAAAAATAATTAGGAAATAATCATGCAAATCAATGTGAGCATTTATGATGAAAATGAAGAAGTATCTTTGGTTGGCAAATTCAACATTTCCAATCGAACTAAAATGGAGATTCTTGATGCAGTAGATGATATGCTTTCTATTGTAAAGAATTATGAAGAATCTGCTACTGTTGAAGATGAAGACCTTGAAGAAGAATATGAAGCACAAGGTACTGAAGAAGATTATGCCCAACCGTGGCAATCGGTAGACAATAGTAAACATTGGCAATGGACTGTTGATCAAATGACAAAGAACATCACTTTGAAAGATGTAGAACCTAGTTCAAACGGATACAATCCTAATGCCGACAAAAGATGAAATGGCAAAATTTGCTAAAGAGATTGATAAATTAGTTTCTGAAACCGATTACAATTATGTAGAAGCTGTTGCAGAGTATTGTAAGAGAACTGGTTTAGAAATTGAGGTGGCTGCAACATTGGTCAATTCAAATCTCAAAGCAAAAATACAAAATGATGCCATAGACAACAATATGTTAAAAGAAAAAGGTTCGCGTTTGCCTATATGACTGGTTATGAAGCATTCTCTCTTTACGAATCTCTCAAACTTCACTTCACAAAGGAATCATATGATTTCTTTAAATATAATGGTAAGACAAAGGTAAGTGTTCAGTCGTTTGAGAATCGTAAAGACAAATATCATTTTTATAAGTTGTCTCGTAAGTATCCTAACAAAGACACCATGATTGATTTTCTTGTGGCTAACTTTGTTGAGAATGAAAACATTTGGATAGGACAGTTGTTGGAGGAAGAAGCCCATTTACGGTATCTTTCGCGGCAAAAAGTTGTTCAGTCATTGTCATATACCTTTGAGAATGATTGCAAACTTATTTTTGAGCATTGTAAACTTAAATCTGACGATTGTAAACTTAATCCTAATGAAGTTCTGCAAACTGATGGTGAGTATCCAATACTTCTCACTTGTGCGTTACGAAAAGAAATTGCGATTGAAACTCTATGCGTATTGAATCAGATTCTTGGGTTTCTTCCGATGTGGACAAAAAAGATTACTGATACGATTCGCTTGCCAATTTACAGGCAAAAGATGCTTAAGTATGCCGCTTTTTTGCCTGTAAATATTGTAGAATATAAGTTGATTCTTAAAAAGGTGATAGCAACATGAAAGTTTATTTGGACATGGATGGTGTTCTTTGTGATTTCAACAGGAAATATAAAGAACTATATTCTATAAAGCCGAGCCAAGCATCGCGTGATAACAAGATGTGGTCAGGTAACTGGCATGATTTTATTCAAGGTAAAAACTTTGAGAAATTGGATTGGTACCCTGGTGGCGAACAGTTGCTCTTGTTCTTGCGTAAGCAACATCCAGAAGTTGAAGTAGAGATTCTTTCTTCATCGGGTGGTCCACAATTCCATGATGAAGTGGCTAGGCAAAAGAAAGTTTGGTTGAAAATGCATCATATCGCATACAAGCCAAACATCGTACCTGGTCGCAAAGAAAAAAGTAAGTATGCTGGCAAAGGAATCATTTTGATCGATGACACACCAGATGTTATCGAAGGTTTCGATGCTGCTGGCGGTATCGGCATACTTCATAAAGATGTTGGCAAAACTATCGAATTATTGAAAGTCTTGCTTGCATAGCGACTAAATAAAATTATATTATGTTATTGTGAATAAGTCGTTTATATACCGTTAATACTCCGTTTATACGAAAGGAAATACTATGAGTAGTTTTGCAAATCTAAAGCGTAATCGTTCTTCGATGGAAAAGTTGGCAAAAGCCATTGAAGCAACAGCCCAGCCCAATTCTGAGGCTGGTTCTAAAGATGATACTAGAATGTGGCAGCCGTCTGTCGATAAGTCAGGCAATGGTACTGCCGTTATTCGTTTTCTTCCTGCACCTGCCGTTGATGGTGATGATGCACTTCCTTGGGTGCGTGTATTCTCACATGGTTTTCAAGGACCAGGCGGTTGGTTGATTGATAACTGTTTGACCACTTTGAATGAGAAGTGCCCTGTTTGTGAGCATAACAATACACTATGGAATTCAGGCATTGATGCAAACAAAGATGTAGCCCGTAAGCAAAAGCGTAAGTTGTCTTACATTGCAAATGTCTTGGTCATTTCAGATCCTGCCAACAAAGACAATGAAGGTCAAATCAAACTGTTCAAGTTTGGTAAGAAAATCTTTGACAAGATCAGCGAAGCAATGAATCCTGAGTTTGATGATGAACAACCTGTTAACCCATTTGATCTTTGGGAAGGTGCTAACTTCAAGTTGAAGATTCGTAATGTTGAAGGTTATCGTAACTATGATAAGTCAGAGTTTGCTGATAAGTCTGCACTCTATGAAGGTGATGATGCTAAACTTGAAGAACTGTGGAAGAAAGAATATTCTCTGGCAGAATTTGTTGAGAAGAAACAGTTCAAGTCATATGAGCAACTGAAAGGTCGTTTGGACAAGGTTCTTG